GAACGTCATGTTGCTATATTCCTTCGCGTAATTCTTGTTGACGTACTTCGAGAAAGTGTTGCTGTTTTCGAAGTGGCGCAGGAATTCCTTCGCCATCCACGAGGTTGTTTTGTAAACGTTCGGCATGGCTATGAGTCCTTAATCAGCGTCGCCCTGACCGGTAGGCGCGCTTGTATTCGGAAATGGGCAGGTCATCCAGACTCCGCGTGGACGTCGCTTTGCCGTTCACGTTGGTCGGTGGAGCTGGAGGCCGAAGAGCGAGCTTTGCTTTCGGGCTCGCGGTCACAGAGGGCAACTTCGCCTCCAACCGGCCAATCTCCCGAACTGCAACGACTGCCGGTAAGGCGCTGATGCGCGCCAACTCGGAGGGATTCATTGCAAGCTGATACATAATTGCTGGCCCCTGCTCTGAGGTCAACAACGCTTCCTGAAGATGCGGCGGAACCGGGACATGCGCAACCGACATGATGACATCATCAAAGTCTGGTTTGGCCGCGCGTACCTCCGCGGTACGCCGCTGGAAGTCCACTTGCGCGGCCTGAGCCTGGCGCTGCGACTCCCTTGCCGCGAGGCGCTGGTCAACCAGCGTGTCGATGTACTCGGCGCCCTTCTCCTCCGGCGTCTTCTCCCTGCCTGGCGCTGCAGTGGCTGGCGGCTGCCCTTGGCGTCCCACCAGCTGCTCGGTGAGAATCTGGTTCTGCCGCTCCAATCGTTCGATTTTGCGCTGCCAGCCGCCGGCTCGCTTGCGCTTCGTCTCTCCATCCTGTTCTGGCTGCTCGTCTTTGGCGCCCTCTTCGGCGGGCTCTTCCCCCGGGGTTTCTTCGGCCGGCTCCTCTGACTCGGCTTCCTGTGGCTCGGCCTCTTCCTGCCCTTCGGTGGGCTGCTCTTGATCCTGCGCTACCGTCTCTTCGGCGACTTCTTCATTCGTTCCCGGCGTTGCGAGTGCGCCCATGGATAATCTCCAGTTCTGTTTTGTGGTGCATCTGCATCTTCTTGCCGATGAGGTCCGCTTCTTTCTTCAGGGTCTCGACGTGCTCATTCGACTGCAACGTCGCCATGGTTTTCAGGACGTCCACGTGCATCTTTTGGAGTTCCATCTGCTCCTTGGCGGCAACCTCCTGCGCCTTGGTCTCGATGACCTCCAGCGCATGATGCAACTCCTGGGTCAGCTGCTGATTCTGCTGCGTCATTTGCTGGAGCTGCTGCGCGAGCACTTGCGGCGGAGGCTGCTTCCCATCCGGCGGCCTAATTTCGGGTGGCAGTAGCTTCTTGAGTCTGTCGGCAATTTGCTTCCCGTCCGGAATGTCCATTGCGGTGACTAAGAGGTCGCCGGCAATCTGGCTGATGGCTGGATTGACGCGCACGAGCTCCAACAGCTGCGCCGCGGCCTCTTGCCTTCGTGACTGGTAGGAAGGCCCCATGGACACCGCGACGTCATAGCGGCCCGCGTCCAGCTGGAGGTGGACGTTTTCGCCCCGGAATTCGGCCGGCTGATTCACCGGGACCATCTCCTGCTGCCCATCCTCGCCCAGCATCCGGAGGACGCGAGGGCCAGAGTAAATTTTCGGAATGAGGTCGATGAGAATTCGGCCCGTGTACCGAATCGCCATCGCCAGGTTGTCCTGGAAATGGAAGTTCGCCGTCTGGCCTTGCGACTGCCTCGCCAGAATGGCCTTGCCGCTTTGCTCGTTGGAGCGCGCACCCAAGGAGGCGTCATAAATGCCGGTAACGGCCTTGAGGTCATCCGCCGCCTGCATCCGTGCATTCGTGATGGCCTGGACGTTTGCCTCCGCCATGACACGCTGAGGCGGCGGAAGCATGACGCCATTTAGGACTTTCGCTCGGTACGGCAACATGGAGACAGGCCGCTTATTCGCCGCCTCCCAGACCGTTTCGTAACCCTCGATTTGAGTCACATCCGCGATGAAGGGCGCTTTAGGCGCGAGTGCGATGGCCTCCGCTTCGGAGCTCACGAAGTAATTCAACATCCGCTGCGTGTCCTTGGCATGGCGAATAACGCCCTCAAAGACGCTCTTCCCGTCGATTTCCAGGTGAGTGCCGACGACCCGAACCAGCTGGAGATAGCGACCCGAGAAGGAGCCGCGCTCCACCACCAGGTCGCCGGCAATCTTCGCCCACCTGGCGATGCGCTTCGTGGTGGGCCGCGCCTGGGCCTCCACCAGCATCCGTTGCGCTTCCTCCGACAGCTCGGAGAGAAGAGCGGCCCCGCCCTGGGGCATTTCCTCGAAGATTTGAGGCGGCACTTCCACGAGCGTGTCGGGCTGCTCGTCAATCCAGCGGTACTCGTGGATCCGCACGCCTTCCTTGCCCACCCATGAAGGCGTCGCATCGCCCTCGCCCTCCCACCCGCGGCTTGTGGGCATGTCTACATCTGGGTAGAGCGAGTCCCACTCGCTTTTGGACACGTCAGTGGAGATGATGGCCCACCTGGCATCATCGCCCGCCACTTCCTTTGTTCCTGGATCCAAGACGACGGAAAGGGGATTGGAGATGCGACGGATGGACAGCTTCTGGTCGAATGAGCGCTCATCCTCATATTCCGCGCGTACGTCCCAATAGCCGATACCCGTAATGGCGGCCGACTCTCCACCAGCCGCGTAAGCAGAGTCCGCGTTGCTGGTATATTCAATATTGCGAATGACGCCCTGGAGCACTTCGGCAGTCTGGATGTCGCTGTTAGAATCGACTGGGTTGACCGTGATGGCCGGCTTGGACTGGCGCTGCTCATTGGTGATGGCCCGAACGAATTGAGGCAGCCGGTTGACGGTTAGTGCCGGCCGTCCCTCCACCTCACGGAGGCTTCGCACGTTGCCGTCCCATTGCTCGCCAGCTAGAAACTCCAGGTCTTCCACCGCGTCGCTGCGCCAGCGGGAGAGCGCATCGATGCCGATTTGGTAACACGCCTTCGCACGCTGGATGAGTTCGCTGTCGTCTTCCTTCTCTGTTTCTTTCTCATCCGGCTTCTCATCCGGCTGCGCATCCGGCTGCGCATCGGCGCCGTACTGTGTCAACCCATCCATGAGCCACCTCCCGGCATTTGAGTGAAGAGCGGGTCAGGCGGCGGCTTGGGCGGCACAGACGCGCGGGCGATGTCGATGCCTGACATGACCCAGTAGCGCATGGCGTCCATGGCGTGGTCGCGCTCCTTCACCACCTTGCCGCGCTCGTCTCGGCGGTAGAGCCGGATTTCAGCGAGTGCATTCTGACAGCTGCGGAAGATTTTGAGCCGCCCCGTACTGAACCGCTCCCACGTCGCGAAAAGGCCGGCCTCCACCGCGTTCTGCGCCTCGGTGAGTTCCAGCCCCTGCCCGCGGTATTCCTCGATGAGTCTCCGGCCATCCACCTGGCTGCGGCCCCTCGAGGCCGGGTCGATGGTGCCCGGCAGATTTCCGCGCCCTTTGATGGCTGCCACATGGACAGCCGGGTCCACTTCGCCTTGGTAGTGCTCCGAGTAGATGTAGCCTGTATCCGTCTCTCTGTCGTAGGCACCGAACAAGGCGGCCGTCTTGTTCCAGCCGACATCCAACCCATAGCTGCGCGGCCAGTGCTTAGGAATTTCGAACGGCTCGCAGACGTAGACACTCTCGGGCACCGGGTAGATGAGGCCTGCTCCGAGCTGGGGAAGTCCCTTGGAACGAGCGTCGCGCTGGAAGGGGGGAATTGCGTCCCACAGGTCTTTTTTGGCCTGCTCCGACAGATGCGGGACGTCATCCCAGGTCGCGGAGATGACTGCCTTGGGTCCTTCCTGCTTCTCGGGCGGCGCGCCACCCGGCATGAAGGCAAGCACGACGTCAGACAGTCCACGCAACGGGGTGAAAGTCAGCATCACCATCCCGTTGTTCGTCATCGTTCGAAGCAGGCACTCCGTGTAAACGCTCTCGGGCGGCTCTTCATCGAGCCAAATTCCATCTTGCTCTGTGCCTTGGAATGCCTCTCGGCCTTGGTCATAGCTCTTGAACTGCACCACGGAGATGCCACCGGAAACATGCTTGACCCAGATGGCTTGCACGGCATCCGGAATGAACCCGGGCGCCGTTCGCGCAATGACTTCGCGCGGAATAAGGCCAGTGCCGAAGTCCCCAGGCCGACCCAGCAGCTTGCGCTGAAGAATGTCGCGCACGGTCTCGCGCGTGTCACCTACCGCCAACCAGCTGTTGGGCCGCTCAAAGCGCCGGCCTTCCCACCAGGGTGGATAGCGGCCTGTGACATGACAGACCATTTCATAGCCGC